CACGATGGCAGCGCCATTTGCTTTGTAAAGAGCGAAAACGCGCATCAGTTCTTTGCTGTCAACGAGGATGGCATGGGTATGGTGCGGGGTAGGCTGACACAGGCCATTCAGAAAACCCTTGCCAAGCGCGACGATGCGTATCAGGAGCGTTGGGATAAGGTGTGGGAGGACAAAGTTTGCCAGGCGTATAAGCGAAAAGACTATGACGACTACTGGCTTTGGAACCACGACTTTTTCGGCGCTGATATCGACGCGCTGCAACATATTGCACGATTAGTTGGTGCGAAGGAGGATGTGTAAATGTACCGGATTATCAAGATCGACGGCACTGAGCTTGGTGTCACAGACTCTGTGAACTACATCAGGATCGGTGCAAGCGGCAGCTTTACAACTGCCACAGTAAAGGATGCTGTTGGTGTAGCGTTTAACAGCATTCCTTATAATCTTATCGGACATAACGAGATCGCTGACGCGGACACTGTTGTTGTGTCCCAGGTGGACAGCGGCGCGTATATGACGCCGATGAGCAAGACTATTGAGGCCGAGCAGATGATCACAGAGCTCGACATTGCAAACATTGAAGCTCAGCAGGCTATCACTGAGCTGGAACTTATGATTCTGGAGGGATAAAAATGGCTGAAATTACTATGAGCGCAAAGGCGCAGAAGATTATGGAACGCTATGAGCAGAGCTATGTTACCGATGCTCAGCTTGAGAGATACCTGCAGCTTGGTGTTATTACCGAGGAAGAGTATGCAGCTATCTACGTTATCAAGCATCCTGTTGCAGAAACTAAGGAACAGCCTGCAGAGGATGCTGAGTAATCCGATTTTATAAAACCAACATTTGGCAAACAAAACCCATGGGAAAAGGTGCGTGTTCAACACCCCGGTTCCTGTGGGTTTTTTGCTCATCTGAAGCGAGGTGATAAAACTTGAAGCAGTATTTGAGCAAACGAGAGTTCGAACGCCAGATGAATCAAATCAAAAAAGAAAACGAAGAGAAACAAAAACTGCTTTTGCTGAAGGCAGAAAAGGAAAAGTACAAAAGAACCAGCCAGATTGAAACCAGTAAGATCATTGCGATTTATCTGTTTGGTCTGCTGAACGTGATCATCTTTTATTCGCTGATCGCTATGTGGCGGTTTGAGGACTTTTCTTATCTGGGGGTACTTATTTCAGATATTGCAGCGCAGGTTCTGATTTACGCGATCTACTGCATGAAGGCATACCATGCCAAGAAACAGAGTGAGCAAATGAAGTTCGACCGGGAAAAGCTGCAGGGTACTCTTGGCAATGTTTTGGATGCCGGCAGCGAAAGCGCTGACGCAGCAGTGTCAGACGACGAGATTGTTGGTTGATGTGTCTCTGCGTTCTCTTTCAACAACATGAAACAGCATAGGAGGTAAAACATCATGGCAAAAGCAAAAGGTATCGCTTATAAAGACATGACCCCGACACAGAAGAAGCTTGCAGAGAAAATCTCCCGTAAGTGGGGCATTCCTGTTGAGAAAGTACCTATGACCAAGAACGGTCTGGTTATCATCAGCCGCAAGCTTGTTCCGCATCTGTCCGATGTAGACTACAACCTTGTCCGCGAAGGTCTGCACTGGGATGAAATCACCGATGCTCACCGTGAGGAGTATCTGGAAAGTCTGAAAGACCTCCCCTCTGACGAGGAGATGGAGCACGCCAAAAAGACTTTCGCTTCTCTGCGTGGCTGATAGTCCGAAATATCACGACCGCCTGGGCTGTCCTGGGCGGCCTTTTTACTGATCTGCAGATAAAGCAAAAGAAGGGAGGGAGGAAGGATGGCTTTACTTACACCGAATAAAACTTGCACCGTAAACGGTGTTACGCTGAATGAGAAAATCATTCCGGACGGAACACGCTGGAAAGACGGTACAAAAGCAAGGAATGCTGGATTTAGTGCAAACAGCCTTTATAAAAGACAGCAAAAACTCTCTGGCGGTACAGGCAGGGTACAGTCTGTCACTATTCATAACACCGAGGATCTGAACAATGTACATGACGACGGCGAGCAGTACACCAGAGCTACATATAACGAAAATATGGGAAGTGTCCGCGTTCATTTTTATATCGATGATGTGTGCGCGTGGCAGAACCTTAAGGCAGGAACCGGTCTTTTTCCCAATGATCCCGTAAACTCTGCAGAGGTTAGCTGGCACGCCGGTGACGGTTCCACCACAGACGGCGGCAACATGACCAGTATCTCTATCGAAGTGATCATGAATGATAATGCCGAGCACGACGAAAAGGCAAAGGACAACAGTGCAAGGCTTGCGGCATGGCTGCTGTGGAAGCACGGTCTGACCATTGATCATTTAGTTACTCATACATACTGGGTGAACAAATCCGCAGGCAAGAGATTTGCCGATGTGGACGAGCAGTGCTGCAATCTTATCTCCGGTAAGAAATGGTGTCCGACATATATCTTCAAGAGCAGCGATAAGCAGACTGCAATGAAGAACTGGAAGACATATAAGCAGCTTGTCGGAAAGTACCTTGCCGCTTTGGAGGACAGGGTTGAGATCAAACCTGCAGCGGGTGCTGATTCCACTCAGCATCCTACTGCAAGCTCTGTTAAAAAGGGCGATGTAGTTAAAATCTCTTCTGACGCAACTTATTACAGTGGTAAAACAATCCCTGCCTGGGTGAAAAATAAGAGCTGGGTTGTCAGCAGTGTCAGTGGCGACAGAGCCATTATTGACAAGTCTGAGGATGGAAAGAACGCTATCTGCAGCCCGATCAGCACCAAATATCTGACGGTTACCAAGACTGTTTCCGCGAAAGCAGAGTTCGAGCCTTATAGGGTTAGAGTTAAGGCTAACGCCCTTAATATCCGCAAGGGCGCAGGCACTAACTATGCCATTGCCGGCACGATTAAGAACAAGGGCGTATACACCATCGTTGATGAAGCAGAAGGTAAGGGTGCAAATAAATGGGGTAAGCTCAAGTCCGGTGCGGGCTGGATCTCACTTGACTACACCGATAAGGTCTAACGGCCTGTCGAAAATGATATGGAGGTATGATTATGGACTGGGTAGAAGTGCTTAAATGTATCGCTGCCATTGCTTCCGGTTTGGCTGCAACCATTCCTCTTGTCAACCAGCTTATCAAGTATGTTAAGCAGGCTGCCAAGGAAAAGAACTGGAACGTTGTTCTTGATAAAGTTATGAGGCTTATGGAAACCGCTGAGACCAAGTTTAAGGATGGTGCGGAGCGCAAAGAATGGGTGCTGGCAATGCTCAAGGCGAGTGCGGACAGCATCAACTACGACATCGACTACGATGTTGTTGGCGAGATGATCGACAGCCTGTGCGCTATGAGTAAGGTTATCAATCCCGCCGTCCCTGCCGCAGAAAAAGCAGGTGAGTAAGGCGTATGATTGGTTACCTTGAATACTTGGATGTGCCAATAAAAGTTGGTCTTATTATTATTGGATGTTTTGTTGTAATGCAGATCATCGGCGAGTTCCTTGAGTTCAAAGGTAAGGTCGTACCGGAATTTCTTAAGGTTCGCAAATTCTTTTCCCGCAGAAAACAGGAAAAGAATGATACGATTCAAACACTAAGGGCGGTCAAACAGCTCCTCAGTGAAGTAAATGTTCATTACTCAGAAGACAACATTACAAAGCGCAACAGTTGGATGAATTGGGTAAACGACAGGGCTGAAGTGTATGATAAATCTATCATCGAGATCAGCAAAAACCTTTCTGATGTCACTCAGGCACTGAAGGACAATACGAAGCTGGCTGAGGAAATGTTTGTTCAGAGCAGCAGAGACAGAATTATTGATTTTGCTGCAAAGGTGGCAGATGAGAAGGTACCCGTCTCAAGGGAAGAATTCAACAGAATATTTAAGGTGTATGAAAAATACGAAAAATTCCTTGAAGATCATAAGATGACGAATGGTGAGATTGATATTGCATACCGCATTATCAAAGAGTCATATGAGCAGCATATGCGGAATCATTCGTTTATTGAAGATATCAGAGGATATACACAACACTAAGCAATCAAAGTAATCGGATATTTGTGGGTGAAATGTTCGTTGACGTTGGTTTGATATTTTAGATGAGAGTCGTCATTTTGTGTGACGTACTCTCATTTTTTTGCGCGATAAAAAAGGGCGGGAATAGGAGATATGCTCCCAAACCCGCCCTGAGTGAAAACAATGTAAAGTTATGATCTTATGATTTGAATAATGCTGTCGGTGGTCTTGCTGTCTGTAAAGTTCTTTATATATGGAACGACCTTTTCAATGTTCTTCTTTTTTACTCCAGTGATCTCCCTGATGTCAGACCAGTATAAAGATTTG